ATAAGTTGCATTACACATCCTCCAACGGGTCAGGCGGCTCTTCCTCGGATAGCCCCCCAAATTCTAACATGGCAGCCTCAAGGCCCGGCAAGTCGCCCGCTTCTATAAACGAGTTAATCAGGCTATCAGACAGTGCCTCAATAGGGATTAGCGGGGTTGTGCTTATGCCGTCGCCAGCTAATACCCTGGCAGCGTCGGCCTTGACTTTGAATATAGCAGCCTTTTCTGTTTCGCTCATCTGCCACAGCGGGTTGAACGTGAACCAACATTCTTTCGGGTATTCGCCAAGGGCTGAGCGAACTACCACATTCAGCAGCTTTTCCAGCGGCTCACGTAAAGTTAACTCCTGTTCAGCACCGATGCGGTTGTAGTAGTTTTTCTCGTCACCCTCACCAGTCGCGTTCATGCCGCTAGGGGATTGGCCCAAGAATCGACTGGCCGGGATGTCAGCGGCACCAGAGACGATCTGAAGCTGTAAGCGCTGGACTTCGGGCAGTTGAGAAAAGTTGATTGTCTTCTGCTGGTATTCGTCTTTGCTATCCAGTACCAAGGCGTTAACCGTTGATTTCATGCTTTGGACTAGGTTAAACCGCTCTACCACTGCCTTTTTGTAGACTTCGGATTTCATGCCCTCCATGAAGCCGTCGATATGATAGACGTCCACCTTGGCTTCTTGAACCAGTGCGGCAATGCCTTGCTGCCCGGCAGTGGCGTCTTTAATAGCGATCTCAATGGCGTCAAGTATGCTATCACCCCAGCGGTCTACCAAGACTTCCCAGTCTGTAGGGAGGTCAGCGCCGATGAAGCGCACAACGCGGGAGGGGTGAATGCGGACAGTGCCACCAGCAGCGCCCACCAGATCGTAATAGGTGGGTTCCATGTAGGTCGGTGACATGGGGTCATAGTCGAGCAATCCGCTGGTCATGTGGTAGCGATCCATAACTTTTAGGAACGCGACGCCACCTTTGCCAACGGTATTTGGGTTCAGCGGTGTTGAGTGATCGTCTGAGCCGTCGCTGATAAGGATGGCTGAGCCGCCGTAGAGTCTGGCTTGTTTGATTGCGTTGAAAACTTTACTTAGGACGCCGAGGCGCTTCTCTTCGGCCTCAATTGCGGTAATCTGATCTTTATCGCACTGCCAAGCCCAGCCCTCACGCATCATGTCAAACGCAGGGATGTCCACGGCCTTGCGACACATCCAGTTAGAGCGGTAAGCGGCTTCGACCTGTTGGCGATCAAGCGGCTGAAAGTTCCAGGTTCCGTGTGTAGCTTTGTCGCGGTCGCTGCCGAGGCCAGACACAGCGTTAACTAGGCCGCGTGATACGTCTGCGAAAAAGTTGCTCATGAATAGACTGCCATCATGTCGTAGCCTTGATAAACGATGAGGTGAGGGCAAGCGCCCATGACGAAGGCGTCCGCAAGGTTTGGAGACTTAACGCCGCGCTTTGACAGATCCACTTTCGACTCCACCATATCCAATCCTTTTTTGCTGTAGCTTTTCCGTGGGCTGGCAAGTTCGGTCATCAATCGCTGCAAAAATGGTAAATCACTGCGTAATGCCATTAACTCACTTGACGGGTAAACCATGCCCTTATTAACCGCATTATACGTATTGCGCAATCTGTCCGCAACATCCTGCCAAGATTGGGCTTTCAGATTTTCAAATTTATCTTTTGTGTGATGCCCGGCGCGTATTCTCGATCGGGATTTATAATGGCCCCACCCGCGTTGAACTTGTGATAACCGAATTGAATATCCATCTCTTTTAGAGTCGAGCCAACGTGCGCACCAACGCCTATAGAGTCATACAGCATCTTGCCGTTTCTGACCTGAGCCCATGCCCGCTTGGTTGATTTGGTTAGCTCATCTTCGGGCGCTTTCCATTCATCGATGTCTTCACAGATTGCGCCGTCAAACATGGCCGTGGCGTTTTTGTCGTCACCGCTGTCTGCTACGTCATAACCAACGCACCGGGCACCGGATAGATCAATGTCGAGCTTTATGTCTGCGTCAATGGCAGCTTCTAGCCATGAGCGTTTGATTACTGCTGAATCGTCGTCTGTTAGTGGGACGCCGAGGTAGATATGTGCCGCCTGATCTGGGTCTTCTTCAAACTCAGCGTTTTATGTCATCAAGGGCGGATTGAGTTAAAAATTCATTCCTATCATAGTTTATCTGCTCTACCAGCGTCCCTTTTGGCGGCGAAACAACAAGCCGCTGATAGCTGTAATCGGTTGCCATATTGACGTTCAGAGAAAACCACATTTCAGCGCCCTCATTGCGCATTATGGTTGGCCTGATAGTGGTGAACATTTCTTCAGTCAGGTTCTGGCTTTCCTCAAACCAACAGACAGTTGCACCCTCAAAACTTTTCACTTCTTGTATATTTCTTTGCGCCCCGTAAAACCGGAATAAAGATCCGTTCTTTTATGCTCTATCGCGTCAGCATAAACCTTAAAATTATCTTCAAGGCCAAAGTGGGCGATCTTGTCTTTGAGTAGGGTATAAACGGAATCAGATATTCTGTTCTGATACATCCGCAGACACAGGAATCGCTCCTGCCTGAAGTTAGACCTTGCGATTGCCATGCCGGCCATATCGTGCGACTTGCTCGACATGCGCCCGCCGTGAAGGACCCGGTACTTTACCGCTTGGCCGTCTGGAAGGAATTTTGTCTCCCAGAACTGGCGCAACGCTGGGTTAAGGGTTGGCTGCATTATTTTGCGTAGAAGTCGTCGAGGGTTGTTCTTGCGGGGGTCATTGAGCTATCGGACGATGTGTGGTCGATGGCTTGCTTCTGCCCATACACCTTAGCGGCCATCCTTTCCATGACCCATTTACGGGTATCAATACGCAGCTTAGAGCGTTGCACATGCTCTGCGTTTAGCTGCCAGCCTGCTGACTCGCCGCCCTTACCCATGCGTTCCATATAATCGTTTGTGCTGTCGTCAGATATTTCCATGATCTCGTCGAGGTGCGTTTCTTGCTGCATCTCTCGTGCACGTCGATACCGGTTAAGAAATTCAGGGTGCTTTTCAATCCATGAGAATACAGTAACGCGAGAAGGGTAAGCGTCGCGCTTGCATATTTGCCTTAGAGACTCGCCAATCATCAAGCGAATGCAGATAGCACGGGCAACGCTTTGACGATACTTTGTGGGTCTACCCACTGGGCTCTGTTCTTTTCCCTTCATGGGGTAACCTCAACTCCGTCAGAATATCTTATTGTAACCCTTTTTGGGTAAGATTTGTTTATCTGCTTGGCAGCCTCAATAATCCACGCCTCCGCTTTATCAATGTTTTATTTCCTCCAACTGCCAAAACCTTAACAAAACAATTCAATTGGAAATCAACCCGCTCCTTTTCAGATGACAGTGAACGGTATTCTTCACTTAGGGATTTCATTATTTCTTTTACCCTAATACTGTTTTTTTCATTCCAAAAGTCAGGTTCCTTAAAACTCTCCACGGATCTTCCATGTTATTTACTGACCAGCATTCGCTTGACCTACCGTTTCCTATTGCTGCGGGAATGGCCCCGCCTCCATGTATGTTGAGGAGCTTTGATCCTTTTTCTCTAAAGTAAGATATAAACATTATCTCTAATTTATTTATTTTATCCCCTTTAGATTCGGTTTCTTTTAGTATTTTTATAAAAGGTCTCTTCCCTTCATCCCGAATTTTTGCAACCCACATAGTAACGGGGTGGCCTTTAGTCCTTACCGTTCCCCGATGTGATTTAAACCTGTTCTTTTATGTTTTTTTGATTTTTCCAATGTACCTAACTTCTTTTTGTGTCGGGGCACACGAGGGCATATATTCCAGAGATTGCCGGAACGTCTTTTACTTCTTGGTAAACTTTCATGCGATACACCTCAGTCAAAAGGGCAGTCGAAAGGAAGCGCGGAAGCCAGTGACTAGCTGGCGTTCGGGGGCTACCCTATCCGCCCGTTTATTATAGCACAAAAAAAAGACTACCCGAAGGTAGCCAGTGCTTCTATTTTACCGGCCTACCTACCGGGTTAGCCATATCACTCCCACCAATAGTCAACATTAAGATCCGGCCCGGTCGATCCCGTAAGCTCAACCCGGACATTGGCCCGCCCGATTTTAAGCTCATCGCCATCAGCCGTGACTTCGGAATACGTCGCAACAGTCACAAACGCTTCCCGGCTTTCACTGTACCGCTGGAAATTCAGTGTACCGCCGCCAAAATCGCCGGTAATCATCACAAACAACCGACCGTCCCCGCCGCGCAAACCTACATCGGTTGAAGCGTCGCCAAGGTTCTCGATTCCATCGCTGTCAAAGTTTACGTGATCCATAACGCTCATAGCTTAAATCCTCGTGTTAATAATCATAGTTCAGTGTCCTGCTCTACCCGTGTCAGCCCCAGCGCCGCAATGTGGTCCTGCGCTGACTCCAGCCGATTGCCCAGTATCACCGCGATAACATCAGGCGTTGCCTTGCCGCCGTTAATCTGTAGCAATGCCTGAGCCCTTGTGGCTGCTTCTACGTCCATGTCCGGTGCGTGGTCAGGGGCTTGTAATGGCTGGCCTGCTATCT